CCGGGAGCGCGGCGTGTAGTGCGGCGGTGAGGATTGCGAGAGCGTTTACAGGAAAAACTAGGGTGGTAGGGACCGGCTACCACGGGAGCGATAATTGGGTGATTGCGGCTGAGAATCCGGGGTCTGGTACGGTGTCTGAGGGGTATGAGAAATACAACTCAATAATGGACATGCCGATCACTAAAGATACGGCGGCTGTTATAGTTGAGCCTGTACAACTCGATTTAGAAGGGAAACTTGAACAACTTTTAGCATTGCGGGAGGCGTGTACAAAGACTGGCACGGTTTTGATTTTCGATGAAGTTATTACCGGATTCCGCTTCCTTGATTACTCCGTTTCCAACCATTGCGGGGTACATCCGGACATTATCTGCCTCGGTAAAGCCTTGGGAAACGGTTACCCCATCGCCATCGTTGGAGGCCGTGAGGATATAATGGAGACTCCGGGGTATTTTATTTCCAACACCCACAATGGGGAACTTTCAGCCATCGAAGCCTCTTTGAAAACGCTAGATTTTCTTACACCTGAAAAACTGCAAGAGCTATGGAACCTAGGGGCTTGGTTTCAGAGGGAGTTCAATGCCATCAATCCGAAAATCCAAATCAAAGGTTACGCGACAAGGGGGGAATTGCAAGGGGATGAGCGGTTTAAAGCGATCTTCATGCAAGAAATGCAAAAATCTGGATACCTTTTTGGGCGCGCATGGTTTATCAATTTCAGACATGACGTACCTATACTACGAAATACTCTTGCACGGGCAGGCGCGGTGTGTGCTGACATTGAAAAAGGGGAAGCCATTCTTGAAGGTTTGATGCCTCGCCCGATCTTCAAAAGGAACTGATATGAAAATCCTACTGATAGGATCAAAAGGGAACATGGGGCGGAGGTATGCGGCCTGCCTCAGTTACCTTGGTGTGGATTTTCAAGGGATAGACGTTGGGGAAAAGTCATGGTCGGATTATGATCGCGTTATTATCGCATCCCCCACAGAAACGCATTTAGAATTGATGGAAAAATACCGCTCCATGGGCGTTCCTTATCTGGTCGAAAAGCCTATCCGAAAAGGGTTATTCATTCTTCCAAAGAAATACCAGCCATCCGATGAGCGTATTGTATGTAACTGGCATTTCGCCATCAACCACGTTCTAGCAGATAACCGTGACATCATGGTAAAGGGTGAAACCCGTATTGAATACGACTGCTACAACACAGGGAAAGACGGCACAGCGTGGGATTGCATCCAGCTTATCCACCTTGCAGGCCCGAAGAATATCACCATCAAGACTGAATCCCCGGTAATGACTTGCCGGGTGTACACCGAACGAAATCCGAAAGGGTACTTGATAACCAGTCGGGACATTGAGGAAAGCTATGTAGCTATGATCTCGGCGTGGATTCAATCCCCTGAAATGCTGTGGGGCATGGATGAGGCGTTGCGGGCGCATGAGGAAGTGATTGAGTATATCCACCTTCACCCGGAACACGCATGATATTCATCCAAGCCCGCTCCACGTCTACCCGCTTTCCTAATAAAATCATGGAGAAGATAGGGGATTGGACGCTGTTGGAGTGGGTATACAACCGCCTAGAACCTATCGGTATGCCTATTGCCTTCCTGCTCCCTTACTTCGACCCGGCCATTCAGTACATCCAATCCAAAGGCTGGAATCACTATGTCGGGCCAGAGGATAACGTGCTTTCAAGGTTCTACAAGGCGGCGAAACGGTTTGAAGTGTCTGGGTGCCTACGGATAACCGCTGACTGTCCTTTCATTTCGTCGGAAAAAGCCTTGGCGGTCATATCCAAAGGCGTGATGGAGGATTATGATTTTGTGTCCAATTGCGTACTTGATCAAGTGGACGGCCACGAAGCGGAATGGATGAGTATGGCGATACTCGATAAGATGTGGGCAGAAGCGGAAGAAGGTGACCATGAACACGTCACCACATGGGCAAAGCGCACTATAGGCCATAACGGGTTTAAATCCTACGTTTTCGGCCATGACTTTACAGCTAAACTGGTGGGAAAACTGTCAGTCGATACGCCCGAAGACTTGGAACGATTGCGAAAAATAATGGAGGATCAAAATGCTGGGACTTGAAAAGATACCGGAGATACTGAAACGCCTATCAGCCATTGAAGCGCAATTGAATCGGCCTAAAGTGGAAGAAATCGACGATTCGGTTACGCTTTTAACCCCAGAGCGTGATGAGGCTTTGATGGAGAGGAATCAAAGGTTGTTTTCTTCACGGAATCAACAAGTCGAGTAAGGTCTTTCTGGCGTAAGGCAAACGCCCCATCAGGACAATCAGACTCCCAATCTCCCTGAAAGTGTTTCTCTAAGTACTTCGCGCCCATGATCATAGCTTTCAAATCTTGTTCAATCCCAAGGCAATGACTTGAGAACCCGTCGAAGCGTGGGAAAATACCCTCAAAGTCAATGATGTACCTAACTGGGTATTCAGGGATACAATAGAGCTTTACCGCATTTTCTATAATCCGGTCGTTGGATGTATCGCATGAAACGTATTGATTCTCAAAATGTTTTTCTAAAACGTTAAACTGTAAGTATTTAAGGTATTGAGAGTGAGCGAATTTAATTGACTTGCACCCACATTTTCTAACCCAATCAATACCCGAATTGTCGAAAACAGAGGCGAACACTTCAACCCCAAGTCTGTCGCCCAAGACGATAAGCTCAGGCAGCCAATCCCAATTCATTCCGATGTTCCCGTTTTTAGTCTCGTTTGACGTAAGTAGTTGGAACTTGACGGCATCCAGTCCAGCATTAGCCCCGATGCGCACCAATTCTGACGCCTTATCAAATGAACCAAGATGACAGCTACCCGGATCGCCTATGATTTTCATTCTGCCCTCAATTCGTAAGTGTTTTGAACGTGCTTGAATCCGTGCTTGTCGAAGAATTTTATTGACCGGGTATTCCTAGGAGATATATTCGCCAAATACCGTTTGCGTGGGTGCAGGCGTATAAGCTCCTTGATTGCCTTATCAGCTATCCCCAGTCCGTGATACATAGGCAATAAGGAAATCCCGATTTCATCCATGTTGGTTAGGTAAATAGCCCCCATATCAGGAATTATGTACCAAGCGGTATATTTATGGCTTTTGTAAATCGGATGTTGCCCGCCGTCCAAAATGAAATACAAATGCTGTTCCCATGATGGCATTGTTTCATGTGAAACATTGGCCCATACCGGGCGGCATTCTAGGAGATGGTAGAGAAAGTCGGCGTCGGAGACTGTGACGGGCCGTAATTCAATGTCAGCCATTCTTTTAGCTCCCAAGGTTCAAACCAACGCTCCGGGTTGTCTGAGGTATAGAACGGATCGAGGGCTTCGTGCATTTTCTCCCCCGGCCTAGTCCCGACAATTGTTTGGGGAACTCCGGGGGCTACGATGTCGGCGATGTCCTTCACTTTCATGGCCGGTAGGCGCGGGACGTGGATTTTTGCTTCCCCATTCATAGCGTCCCAAACCAATTCGACAGCCTGTTCAAGGGTGATCATGAAGCGGGTCATTTCGGGATTCGTGATGGTAATTGGCCCACCTTTTGCCGCCTGTTCCATGAACAAAGGAATGACAGAACCCCTTGATCCCATTACATTTCCATAGCGTACAACCGAGAAAACTGGACCATTTGGTTTGGAATAGGAGTTTGCCGCGATGAAAGCCCGTTCGGCGGTCAATTTGGTGGCCCCATACAGGTTGACAGGGTTCACGGCCTTATCTGTCGAAAGTGCAACCACCCGGAGCACCCCAGCCCAAAGAGCGGCATCAATCACATTGCAAGACCCCTGCACATTGGTTTTGATGAATTCCTCAGGGTCATACTCGCCGGCAGGGACGATTTTAAGGGCGGCGGCATGAATTACCACGTCCACCCCATCAAACGCCCTCCTGAGCCTCCCAGCGTCCCTCACATCGCCAAGGAAGTAATCCACCCCCGGCAGACGCTTCCGCATTTCGTTCTGTTTCATCTCATCCCGCGAAAACACGATAATTCGCCTGACATGGGGAGCCGTCATGCGGATAAACGCATTCCCAAACGACCCAGTCCCACCAGTTACAAGAATTTTGGCATCACGCCACGAATCAAGCCTGTTCACGCTGTTTCCTCCGGTAGACCACTTCACGGGCCAAGGCTTTGTTTGAAAATGAGGATATCGACTCGAAATCGGCGTCCAAGACTCCATCGGCCTGAGCCTTCTTGGTATTCTCCCATGACAGGGCTATCTCACCCATCACGGCGTCATAAATCTTCTTCTTGCAGCGGAATTCAACTCTCTGGCCGGGACCGTCAACAGATTGTTTTGGCATCGAGTCAAACATAACCCGTCACCTGTACATAGTCAACGGGATATAGTAGACAAAGAAAGATTCCGGTACCTTACCGTAGCTTGTAGGCGAATCCGCAAGCCTATTTTGTCCACATGCCAGCAGGCCGCCCAACAATCTATTCCATTGAGCTGGCTAAAAGAATTGGGACGCTTGTATCCGAGGGGCTTGGACTCCCTAAAATATGCCTCATGGAAGACATGCCTGTAAGGTCAACGCTTTGTAAATGGCTTGTCGAAAATAGAGAATTCTCGGACATTATCACACAGGCGAGGCATGCCGCCGTTGAATTTGAGGTGGATGAAGCTAGGGATATTTCCGACAGTTCCGAAGGCGATGTCAAGGTTTTAAAACGACCAGACGGGACCGAATACGAGAAGGTTGACAATGAGAATATCCAACGCTCAAAGCTCCGAGTGGAAACCCGCTTCAACCGCGCTAGGATGTTGTCACCAAAGAAATATGGAATCAAGCAGGAAATCGAGCATACCTTCCACGAACCGACTATCATCAAATCCCCTGATGGCAAGATAGTGGAAACGATTAAGAATGCCTGAGATTACCCTACACGCCAAACAGCTTGAGGCATACTTAAGCGAAAAGCCTGTGACCATCATGCTTTCCGGCATCCAAGGGGGCAAGACCACTTGCGGGGGGTTGTGGTTAAAGCGTAGGGTAGCGAAGAAAAACGACTCCAATACGAATTTCCTTGTTACGGCCCCCACGGTAAAGATTTTCAACCAATCCACGGAGCCTAAGTTTCACGAATTATTCAACGGCTTGGGGAAGTACAACAAGTCTGAACATGTTTTTGAAATGAACCGAAACCGAAGGATATTCCTGCGGTCACTCCATGAACCCGATTCCATCGAAGGTATGACCAACGTGGAGGGGATTTGGGGTGATGAGCTTGGTAAGTGTAACCTGAAGGCGTGGACGAACATTCAAGGCCGTGCGGCATTTCGCCGCGCTCCGGTGTTTGGCACCACTACCCCATACGCTTTGAACTGGTTATGGAAAGACCTCTATAAGCCTTGGAAGCAAGGCAAGAGGCCGGACGTAAACTTTATACAGTTCGCCTCCACGGATAACCCATATTTCCCCAAAGAGGAATACGAGAGGCAGAAACGCCTCCTAGACCCTCGCGTATTCGCCATGAAGTACATGGGGCAGTTTGAGCGCATGGCGGGCCTCGTGTACCCAGACATCCATGAGCAGGATAATTTCACCGACCCGTTCAAGCCAAACCCTAGGGATTATTACATCGTGGCAGGCGTTGACTTTGGTTTTACTAACCCTTTCGCCGTCTCAATTCGGGCTTTACATCGTAAAGAGCAGAAGGATTTCCAGATTGGAGAAATATATAGGACCGGGCAAACGCCTTCGGATGTGGTGAGAATCCTTTACTCAATCCAGAATACAGTTGGGGTTGAGACGTTCTACTGCGACTCCGAGGACCCGGGTACAATCGCAGACCTTCAGCGGGCTGGCATTCGTGCCGTGGCTGTGAAGAAAGAGCAGGGATCGGTTAAGAATGGAATCCTAAATCATACCGCGCTAATCCGCTCCCGTGAATACAAGATGTTCAAAGGGAAGTGCGGGCATACCGAGGACGAGTATTCGACCTATCACTATGATGAGGATGACGGGGAAGAAGAAAACCTAGATGAGGAACCTGTCAACGCCCACAATCACCTCATGGATGCTAACAGGTACGTCACTTGGATGACAAAGGCTTTCAGGGAAGATAGGGAGTCTAAACGCCTTCAGCTTCCCGTGTACACAGAAAGACAGCTTGAGATGGCGGGCGTTTACGTTGACCGTGCTGATAGGGAAATGGACTGGTATAACGAATAATGTTGTCATACGCTTATAAATGCCGCTGTGGGCATACCGAGGATGTGATGAAGCCCATGAGCGAGGGTGGGCGGGTTGAGATTTGCCCCAAATGCTCCCTTGAGATGCACAAGGATTTCGGTTCGCTTAATTTCGGCGTGAGCCAATACGCAGGACATTACAATCATTCTCTCGGAGCGTATATCGGAAGCAAGGGGCAGGAGCGGGACGTGTGTAGCAGGATTTACGAAAAGACGGGGACTAAGCCGGTGGCGTTAGGTGACTTCAAACCTGAGCATAAGCCTACTGGCCTAAAGTCTTACGATGTTCCAAGAGGGGTATTCGATGGCTGAGATGGTAGGCGGTAAGGTTCCCATGAACATGGGAGTGGTTCAGGATTCGACCAACGTAAGCGCGGAGGATTCCGAGGATATGCGGGAAATCCGCATGATTAAGGCGTGGGTACACCAAGATATGGAAGCCCGCAAGGAGTTCGATACACATTGGGAATCACGTAGGAATGCGTACAAGGGAAAGACGTGGTCAAGCCAGAAGAATCAGGGAGGTAAGAGCCAGCCGGAGATCAACGTCATTCGCGTGGTATTGCAGACCATTATCCCGATTCTCACCGATAAGCGACCCGGATTTAATGTAATCCCCAAGTCCCCCGGTGCGTTCCAGTTCTCGCAAATGCTTTCCGATGGTATAGAGAACCTTTGGGAACGTCAGGCAATGCAGAACAAGATTGTCGAGACCTTGATGGACTCGGGGATCATTGATTGCGGAATCCTTAAGGTGTACTGGGATCCATCGCTTGAGGATGGGTTGGGGGATATTTGCATAGAGGTGAAAGACCCTTCTTTGGTTTGGGTGAATAAGGAAGCCGAGGATTTTGACCGTAATTGCAAGCGGGTGACCGAGAAGGTTTATAAAACCGTTGGTGAGTGGAAGCGGCTTTTCCCTGATAAAGCAAACGAGATACACGGGGATTCAGCAGGCCAGAAGCGGGACCAAAAGACGGGCGCGGTATATGACGGCACGGTTACCCTTGTCTCTCCCGTTGACCAAGACCGGGGGTTTCCTGAAGGTTCCCAGCAGGCGCAAGGGGCTAACGACAACGCCCTAGCGGAAGGATGGGAGATTTGGTATGAGGATGAGACGGTAGAGGAGTACGATTTACAGGTGGGGGAAGGCGCGGAGCCTAAGAAGGGGTTGCGGAAGAAGTACCCCCGTGGGCACCTAACCACTATCCTCCCATCTCAAAACGTGGTTTTACAGTCCATTGAACAGCCGTACGAGCTGCCGAGCTTCAACCCGTATGTACGGTTTATCTCAACGCTGATGCCTCGGTCTTTCTACGGAGAGGGTGACGCCGAGCCGTTGATGGATTTGCAGAAGCTGCTGAATAAAACAGTCCAATCGGTGACGGAGTATTTGCGGCTGATGTCAAATCCTGTTTGGGTGATGGATAAGGAGTCAGGCGTAAACCCTGAAAACCTTACCAATAAAGTCGGGATGATCATCAGAAATCTAATGGGTACCGAGGTTAAGCGAGAGGTCGCTCCCCCCATAAACAACGCCGTATTCCAGTTCATTCAAATCCTGCAAGGGTTTATCGACCAAGTCTCAGGGATTCACGACGTTACACAAGGTCGGAAGCCTGCTGGGATTACAGCCGCTCAGGCTATTGAGACGTTGGAGGATGCCGCCCAGACTCGTATCAGGCTGAAGGAGAGGAATCTTGAAACCAGCCTTTCCAAACTTGGGCGGATCATCATCCCTATCATGCTTCAGAACTACAAGCAAGCCCGGTGGGTGACGATTGCCGGGGATAACCCTGACATCCCGAATTACATGAATTTCTTCATTGAGGATTTGGGACAGCGGGGATACCAGATAAACCAGCAGCATTACCTGTGGAACGTGGAAACCCAACAGTATGAAATGCAGGCCCCGGTAATGGCTTCGGCCCCCAAGAGTATTTTCGATGTCAAGGTTGTCGCGGGTACGGCGTTGCCTCAACAGAAGGCCCAGCGGGCTAACCTTGGGCTGAAATTGCTTGAAGCCGGGGTGATTGACCAAGAGGAAATATTGACAACCCTTGAATGGCCTAACAAGGAAAACGTGATTCAGCGTATGACAGCCGCAGCCCAACAGCAGGCAGCCGTACAGCAACAAGCATCAGCCGATGAGGCCGCGAACCAGCAACAGTTAGAAGCCCAAAAACAAGCCGCGAAGGTGGCATAACCAAAGAGGATGATATGGCAGACATGGGAGCAATTCAAAGAGCCGCACAGCCCGCACCGGGCGGACCGCCTCCGGGAATGGGCGCACCCCCTCCGGGTGGACCGCCTGAGCAGGGTGGGGGGATCGAGACGTTAGTGGAAACCCTTTCAGCGGTTGGGGAATTTCTGAAGGCCCAAGGGGATAAACCCGGAGCGCAGGAAGCCATGCAACAGCTTCAAGGGCTTATCCAGTCCATGATGCAAATGGGCGGCGGAGGCGGTGAATCGCCTGCCATGCCTAGTAGTACAGGTACCGGGAAGGTTCCGGAAAATGGCGCGGGCGGACCACAAATCATGTAATACCGCTTACTTTAGCGGCATACGGAGGACTAAATGGGAAACGGCGTAAGTTTCACAGGTGACGGAGAGAAGGATGTTTCACATTCTCCTTCCGGTTCCGGTTTGGGAAAAGGCTCCTCTCAAGATTTGAGCGGCCCTATTGAATTCGCTGGCGATGTTGGGGGAGACCTCAACAAAATGCCTTCCGGTTCAATGGAAGGCGGTAAGAGTGTTTCAGGCGGCCCCGTTGAATTTGCGGGGAATGTCTGATGGGTGAAATTCAATTTGACCCAGCCCCGCAAGGTGATGGTCAAGCGAACCCCGACGGGTCGCAACTCCCGGCACAGGACAACTTCAATCCGCAAGATTTTGGTTTCCAGTTTCGGCATGAAACGGTCTACCCGAAAGACCGCAACGAGATCACCGAGCTTATGCAGCTTGGCCGCTCGTATCGGGAGAATAAAGCCACTTGGGAAGCTGAACGCAATCAGTACGCCCAAATAAAACCCAAGTACCAGCAGTACGAGCAGTTTGAACAGGCTTTGCAGAAAAACCCACAATTTGCACAGGAGTTACAGACTCTTGCGCAGCGATATTCACAACAAGCCCAACAGCCTAAAGGCGATGAGCGTTACTCCGAGCTTGCTACGCAAGTGGAGAGGATGCAGCAGTTTCAGGAAGACTATACGTTGAATCAGGAATTGAGTTCGCTCGAAAGCAAATACAACTCTTACGACTGGAAGAAAGATTCCGGCGAGGGGAATTTGCGTAGACAGCTTCTCATTTTCATGCGGGACAATGGCGTAACCAACCCGGATATGGCTTTTCGTGCCATGATGTTTGAGCAGGCTAAAAAGCAGGCCGAATTTCAAGGCGCAAATAAAGCATCTCTTGCCACGCAGGCAGGGAATCGGGCTGGTATCGTTGTTGGTGCGGGGGCTAAACCTCCTGCCGCTCCCGTTAAACGAGCCAACGGATATGGTCAAGCCTTAGACTTCAGCCTTCAGGAAATGGGAATAACCTGAAAGGGATGAACCATGGCCGTTACTAACGACCAACTTACTTCTACCACTCGGAGACATTGGATTCCGACTATGGTGGACAACATTTTCGCGTCCAATGCGCTCCTACAGCGGGCGAAAAAGAAATGGTACGAGAGCGTTCCGGGGGGAACCAAAATCATGCAACCCCTTGCGTATGCTACGACATCAAACTTCGAGTGGTACACCGGGGGATCTACCCTGAACGTATCCAGCAACGAGCAGATGACTTCCGCCGAATTCGAGTGGAAGCAATGTAAGGCCTCGATTGTCATCAACGGCACCGACGAATTGAAAAATTCCGGCGATGCGCAGGTGGTGAACATGCTGAAGGCTGAGGTCCAGATGGCTGAAAAGTCTCTGTCTGACCAACTCGGAACTGGACTGTTCAACGCTGGAAACACTACCAACGCCATCATCGGCCTTCGGGCTATGGTGCTGAACTCGGGGACTTACGGGATTATCTCTCGTACCTCGAATTCGTGGTGGAATGCCCAGATTGATTCCACGACTACGGCCCTCTCGCTTGCCAAGGCTCAGGCCTTGTACGGTGACTGCTCGGTGGATAGTGACCGGCCTACGGTTATTGTCACCACGCAGAACACCTATGATGACTTCTACGCCCTCATCCAGCCGCAACAGCGGTTTGGGGACGAAGAAACGGTTAAAGCCGGTTTCACGAATATCTTGTGGAACGGCCTGCCGATCATCGTGGACAGCCATTGCCCGAGCGGGTACCTGTTCATGTTGAATGAGAAATACATCTCTCTGAAGTATCAGAAAGACCGTAATTTCTCTTTGACCAACTTTCAAACCCCTGTGAATCAGGATGCGCGATATGCCCACGTCTTTTGGATGGGCGCGTTGACTGGTTCCAACTGCCGGATGCAGGGTGCATTCACGGCCCTAGCTTAAGGGAGGATAAAATGGGATACGGACACGTTCAAGTATTGGATAAAGGGATCTCTTTCGTCACCGCTGTGCCTCGCCATAACCTTGGCGACCGCTGTGTGGCTGATGGTGATGAGTACGTCTACATGTACAACAAGAATACCGCGACCGCGAAAGCGGGCTACGCTGTGTACTTGTCGGCATCGACGGGCTTCAGCTTTATGATGCAGTCAGCGACCACCGATGTGGATGTTGCTTGCGGAATCATCAAGCATGTGGACATCCCCTACGGTGAATACGGATGGGTTTTGGTGAAAGGCCTCGTAGATGTCTACGCTGGTCTGAATACCGGACTCGCTCAGGGTGACAAACTGATCATGGTTTCGACCTCGAATACGGGAAATATTGCCCGTAAAACTCAGCACACCGCATATTCTCAAATGGCTGGTGAACCTACTCCGTTTGGCGTCATGCTTCAGGTGGCGGCTACCGCTGCTGCTGGCAAGGCCCAAATCTGGGGTACGCTCTGAAAACGTCTGAGGTTCAAGAAGTTGGGACGCCCCCCGTTAGCAATAACGGGGCGGCTCCCTTCTTTGTTTGTCAGTTGACGAAAGAGGTTTTCAAGACCCGCGATGAACTTGAAGCCCATTATGCGACGTTCGTGAAGCTGGAAAAAGGACAGGCGGTAATCCGTCTCCAGTTCCAAAAGCCTATCGAGCCTCCGGTTCATAAGCGGGATTTGCAAAAGCAATACGCTGCCGGGGATGAAATCACGGTTAATTCTTGGTTTGATGAATGGCGGTACAACAAACGCCAAAATTTGAAGATGTTCAAGCCTGTGGAAAATCAGGTTAGTTCCGAATCGGGTAAATGGGCGTACAAGCCTGTTGTAATCGCCGGGTCTGGGCCTTCGCTCAAGAAAAACGCGCACTTGCTCAAAGACCGTGGGGAAATTGGTCTGGTTTCGTGCCTGCATAATTTCGGATACTTCCATGATTTAGGAGTGAAGCCGGATTATTACTTCAATCTCGATGCCGGGAATATCACCCTTTGGGAAGTTGCCCAAGGCGGGAAGAAGTCCGAGGAAGAATACTGGGAAGCGACTAAGGATTACACCTTGGTGACTGCCCTCCATTGCAACCCCGTTCTCCACCAGAAGTGGAAGGGGAAGATCCTTTGGTACGATAC